GATAATATAAAAGTACCAAGCGTCACAACTATATTAGGTGCCACTAAAGACAAACGTTTTTTAGATAACTGGAGACGTAAGGTTGGAAATGAAGAAGCTGATAGAATTATGCAACAAGCATCAGCTATCGGAACTGAGATGCACCAGGTACTTGAATATCATTTGACAGGACAAGGTTATTACAACGCCATGGAAGAAGGCACTAAACCTAGAATGATGGCCAAAACTATTTTAGATAATATTAAAATAGATGAGGTGTGGGGTAATGAAATAAGTTTAGAGTATGAAAATAAATTTGCAGGTACAGCAGATTTATCTTGTGTTGCTTACGGGAAACCGAGCATCGTAGACTGGAAACAAACTAATAAACCTAAAAAAGAAGAATGGGTAGAAGATTATAAATATCAGTTAGGAGCTTATTATTTAGCACACACTAAAAATTATGGACCAATAGAACAAGGTGTTATATCTATGTGTAGCAGAGCTTTACAGTATCAAGAATTCCGACTAAATGAGTCGGAATTAAAAGAATATGGAGATAAATTTTTAGAAAGAGTAGAGCAATATAATAAACTTATAGCAACCAACTCTTAAGTTCTTCTTCTCCTAAAGTCTTAGCTGCAATTTGACCTTTACTAGTAAGTGATTTCATAATAGCTTCATCTAAAGTATTACGAGCAACAATATCAATATAAACAACAGTTCCTTTTTGGCCTAGCCTATGAGCTCTGTCTTCTGATTGCATTCTAACTTCTAGGTTATATGAGTTTGAATAATAGATAACAGTATTACAAGCGGTAAGAGTAAGACCAAAGCCCCCAGTAGTAGGATTAGCAACGAGGAACCGACAAGTGTCATCGTTTTGTATACGATCCACAGCATTTTTTCTATCTTGAACGCTAATTTCTCCATAAATACATACAGTAGATTCTTTTCCATACTTATCAATTAAAAAATCTTTTATCTCATGTATGTTATATAAATAGTTAGCCCAAATAATTACTTTACCATCTGTTTCTTGTAAAATTTCATCTAAAGCATTTAATTTTGACTTATGTAATTGCATTAATTCACCTTGATCGTTTTTAGAAAATCCATTACATACCTGGTGAAGTTTAACTATTTCAGTTAATTTGTTTGAAAAAGATATGGTACTGTCTTCAACTATAGCTAAAGCATGGTGTTTTAATCGTTCATAAATTTTTTTACCATCACCTTCTAATTCAATATATCTTTTTGATCGTACCTTTGGTTTAAGGTCTAAGCACTGGTCCTTACGAATTCTAGTAGCAAAACCTTTCATTTTTTCCTCTAACTCATCTAATCTTTTGTAGTATTTAGGTATTGATATGTATCTTCCAGAGCCTACAGGTATATCTGTCATTTCAGCATATCTATTTCTAAAAGCTAAATAGCTTTGAAACCCTAATAGTTCTGGACTTAAGAAGGCACATTGTGTAAATAAATCTAATGGAGATTTTGTTATTGGGGATCCTGTTAATATACGCTTTATATGGGATACTTTGGATAGTGATAAAATGTTTTTTGTTCTTTTTGCTGATCGGTTTTTTATTGTGGTTGATTCATCCAGTGCTACAAAATTTAATTTATTTTTAATTAAGTATTCTACACAAGATTGATACCCTCTTTTAGTAGACAAAGCTTCTACATTTATTAAAAATATTCTTAGATCAGATGATTCGTTCATCTTAAAATAATCTTTTGGTTTATCAATATTCCATTTATAAATTTTATATTTAAGAACATCAGGCATATGGGTTTCTATCTCAGACTCCCAATTTGTATAAACTGACTTAGGTGCAATAATTAAAACACTAGTTATTTTTCTTTGCAAATAAAGAAATGCAATATTATCAATAGTTACTTTTGTTTTACCCGTACCCATTTCCATAAAATATGCCCATTCTTTTTTCTCAGCAGATTGAGATAAAGCATTTTTTTGATGCTCGTAGGGTTTGGTCTTATAGGGGTATTTCCACATCTTGAAACTTTTTATATTTTTTTCTTGCAAAGATCAAACTAATAATTTAAGAACCCCAACAGGAGGAAATATGGAAAAACTAGATATTGAAAAGATGTCTAATATAGATCTTAGCCAAGATAGTGTTAAGTCTATTTCAGATAAGTGCAATCAGTTAAAAACGTTAAAACTACAAATTGAAAAAGACGAGGAAAGTCTTTCTCTTCTAAAGCATAAAGCTAGAGATATGGAAGAGAGAATAATTCCAGAGATGATGCAGGAAGCAGGTGTATCTTTGTTGAAATTAAGTGATGGTTCTACTGTTGAAGTAAAACCATTTTATGCAGCAAAAATTCCTGAATCACGAGTTGAGGAAGCCTTCAGTTGGTTGAGAAGCAAAGGGTTCGAAGATATTATTAAGAACACTGTAACTGCCTCATTCAATAGAGGACAAGACAACGAAGTCTCTGAATTGATAAAAGTCTGTGAAGATCATGGATTCAACTATAATAAGAAAGAAAAAGTTGAGCCTATGACTTTAAAGGCCTTTGTTAAAGAGCAGGTTGAAGAAGGTAAAGAACTACCATTTGACTTGTTCGGTGTATACATCGCAAATAAAACGAAAATAACTAACAAATAATAGGTAATAATATGAAGATAAAAGACGGACAATCGAACGAAGTATCGATTAAAAAAGAAGCCGGTGCTGTTGCTTCTATTAATTTAGAGCAATTCGCTGATGCGGGATTTGATAACGTAGACTCAAATAGTTTAGCGTTACCATTTCTTAAAGTTCTAGGTCAACTATCTCCTCAAGTAACACAAGGTGATAGCCAGTTTAATGCTGATGCAAGACCTGGGATGATCTATAACACTGTTACTAATGAGTTATATAATGGCGCTGAAGGTATGGATGTCATACCTTGCTTTTATAAACTTGAGTACATTGAATGGAAAGACAGAGATAAAGGTGCTGTCGCTCCTGTAAATGTTTATCCAGCTGATTCGGATATCATGTCTAAGACGACAAGAGACGAAAAAGGTAAGGATAGGCTTGAGAATGGTAACTATGTAGAAGAAACTGCTTCTCACTACGTAATGGTAGTAGAACCAGACAAATCATCTACAGCCTTGATAACTATGAAATCTACTCAAAGAAAAAAATCTAAAAAGTGGAATTCTATGATGATGTCCTTAAGGCAAAAGAAAGCAGATGGTAAAGGTTTCTTTAGACCTGCACCATTTACTCAACAGTATAAACTTAAGACAGTTCTTGAAAAGAATAACTTAGGTTCTTGGTACGGTTGGGAAATCGAGCATACAGGACAAGTGGGGAGCGAAGAAACAATCAAAGCAGCCTATGACTTCTATGAGTCATGTAAAAAAGGTGCAGTGAGAGCAAACCACAGCAACGAAGAAACAAAAGACAAGACTCCATTCTAGTATGGACATACTTGACAATACCCTGGAAGAGTTTGTAGAACTCTTCCAGGGGTCTTCTACATATTTTGGTGCTTCCAAACCGTTAGGACAAACAAGAGGTCGTGACGGTAAGCAAGAATTCAAACATTGGGTTGAACCAAAACCAATGACCAGAGAAAACTGGTTGCAACATTTGAAAGGCGAAGCTTACTATGGATCAGTACCCATTAGAGATGATAATTCATGCAGTTGGGGGGTCATCGATGTTGATCGTTATAATATACAGCATAAGGAAGTTATATCGGTTATACGGAAAAGGAAATACCCACTCATCCCATTTAGATCGAAATCCAACGGACTCCATTTAATTTTATTTATTGATGGTGTAGTTCCTGCATCTTCAATGAGAAAAAAATTAATTGAGTTAGCATCAGATCTTGGTGTCAATGATACAACTACAGATATTTATCCTGCACAAGATGAAGTAGATTTAACACCGGAAGATTGGAATAAAAAAAGAAAAGGTAACTTTGTTAATTTGCCTTATCAAAAAGCAAGAATGACTACCAGAGTTGCAATGGACAATGATGGTAATTCAATAAAATTAGAAAATTTATATAAATTTGTATCTGATTACAGATTAAATCCTAAAGAGTTTGATAAATTAAAAATTTTTCAAGATGATGAAACAAAAGATTATCCACCTTGTGTAGTTAACTTTATGAAAAACAAAGTTCAAAAAGGTGAAGGTCGTAATGATGCAATGTTTAATGTTGCAGTGTTAGCAAAAAAAATAAATGCAGATCCAGTTATGTATGAAGATTGGACAAGGAATTTAATGCCTAAAGTTTGTAGTGAACCATTACACCCGCAGGAATTAAATAATATATTCAAAGGTGTTGAGAACAAAGAATATGCTTATAAATGTAAAACATCTATTGCAAGAATGCATTGTTCATCAAGTACATGTTTAAGACGTAAGCATGGTATTGGATCAAATGAAGCTTTACCTGAGGTTGGTAAACTTTTAAAAGTAAATTCTTATCCAGAACCTTATTGGATTTTACCTATTCAAGGTAAATCAATTAGACTTAGTACAAAACAATTATACCAACAGCAGTTATTAGGAGAACAATTATTAAATTACGATATTGTTTGGAGAGCATTAAAACCAAGTAAAAGAGATCCAGATCCTTACAGAGATTGGCTTGATGAGTTAATACAAAATAAACAAGACATGGAAGGATTTGATGCAGGAGAAGAGCAACAGGATGTATTTAATTCTAGAATGACAAAATTTATTGAAGATGTAGAAGATACTACTGAATTTGATCAAATAGATTCTGGTAATATATGGAAAGATGAAGTTGAAATGAGATTTAAACTAGAAACGTTTAGATCTTTTATGAAAAAAATGGGTTATAATTGGAATGAAAAAGAATGCACTAGATTCTTAGAACAAGGTAAAGCACTTCCTAAAGCTAAGTTTAAGGGAATTCAAACTAGACATTGGGTTGTGACTCTACCAAAACAAATGGAACACAAAAATAAAGATGTCAAATTTACTAAAGCAAAAGCTGCGTGGGAAGACAATTAAAATATTCGGTCCTCCTGGTACAGGTAAAACAGAAAATTTACTCAAAAGGGTTAAGAGGTACCTTGAGAAAGGTTATTCTCCAGACGAAATTTGTTACGTATCTTTTACTAACAAAGCTGTGGACGAATGTGTTGCAAGGGTTAGACAAAAGTTTAAAGGGTATAACGAAGATGATTTCTCATATTTTAGAACATTACATTCTTTGGCCAGACAACAGTTTGCTGAAATTCCCGTATTAGATCCAAAGGCAGACCTGCTGATGTTTCATACACAATATGGCACTGTCAAGGTAGGGTACAAAGATACTTGGGACGATCAAAAAGTGTATAATAATTGGTCGCTTCAAATATATGACAGGGCAAGAAACATGAAAGTAGACCCTGTGTGGTTATATAAACAACAAGCAAGGAAGTCTGTTAGGTTACAACAATTTAAATCAATTATTGCAGGTTACGAAGAATTTAAAACAATGGAGTTGGAGAACGGAAAACGGACACCGGATAGGTTAGATTTTACAGATATGGTGCAAAAGTTTATTGATGATGGTTTAGTAGTGCCTTTTAAAGTGTTGATGGTAGATGAAGCTCAAGATCTTACACCTTTGCAATGGGACATGGTGGTTAAAATAGCTAAAGCTGTAGAGAGAGTTTATATTGCTGGTGATGATGACCAGGCGATATACGAATGGAACGGTGCAGATGTTGACCTATTTCAAAACTTCCCAGGCAGAACTTTAGTGTTAAAAAAGTCAGTTAGATTAAACAAAAACATACATTTCTTTTCCAAATGTTTACTAAATAGTATGGGCCATAACAGAGTTCAAAAGGAATTTCATTCAAATGGTAAAAAGGGCCATGTCTTTAGATGGGGTGGCCTTAAGAAAGTACCATGGGACATGGATGGTAGTTGGATGGTGTTGGCTAGAATTAATGATGTAAAAAGAGAACTTCAACAGGAGGCAAGGAACCTTGGTTTATACTATCAAGACCAGAAGAATAATAAATCATTTGATCCTAACCAATTTTCTGCGATTAATTATTGGGAAAAAATTTGTAATGGTGGCAGCATAACTAGAGAAGAAGCTGTAACTATGTATGAGTATTTATTAAACATAGACCACGGATACCGGTCAGCGGAAAGTAAAAAATGGAGTTTTGCACACCCAAATCAAGTCTTTACATTTGATGAATTACATTTAAGGTGTGGCATGCGTGATGAAAAAGGTTTATGGAATCAAGTATTTAAGAGAAAATTTAAAGATAAAGATAAACAATATTTTAAAAAACTTATGAATGAAGGTGTAGATTTATCACAACCACCTAAAATTATTATAGATACCATACACCAAGTAAAAGGTGGTGAAGCAGATAATGTTGTCCTGGCGAGTAAATGTAACTTCCCATCACACTTCGATAAAAAAAATTTAGCAGATAAAGTAAAAGAACTTAGAGTTTGGTACACAGGTGCAACTAGATCTAAAAGCACACTCCATCTGTTGGGTACTTACCATCAATATAATTTTCCACTAGGTAAATATTACAAACAATACGAGGCTAATTATGACAGATAAAGATATGTTCGATGACGTATTTCCACAAGACAAACAAGTTGGAGGATCCCACTATAAATTTTTTACCATTCAACCGTATGAATTTATATCAAAAAATAATCTTTCTT